TAATCTCAATGTTTCCGCCTAAAATAATTTCTCCAAACATTGCAGGGAGAGTGAATGGGTCCTTTAGCAATTTTGTCCTTTTATACAACGGCAAAACGGTATCAATGCTATCCTCAAAAAACGGACTGTCACATACAAACTGCACTGCGAATGTGGCAATCTGACCACGAAGCACACGGGTCACATCAGGGAGCTGTACCTGACTGCAATATATCCGCCTGTCCAAATCCTCGTTTTTTATATACAGCATTCCGCTTTGGCTGAACACACTAAGGGCATCCCGCACACTTTCGGCAGCATTTTTACCAATCACCTCAAGTGCCAAAGTTATGCTCCGTGCCGTGACCCTTGAGTTTAAGGTCTCCTGTCCGTCATGCCCAGTATATACCGCAGCATTATATTCTCTTGTCACAAGTCCCAATCCCTCTATTGCGGTTATCCTTAAAGGCGAAGTCCCGCCTCCGCCCTGCATTACCACTGTTCCAAGCCCGTTTTTATATGTAAGTGTAAGTCCCATTTTTAATTACCTCCCCTAAGTCTTGAAAGGGTTGCCGCATTACTTGCTGCAGATAGTTGCTGCGTGGTTGTATCCTTTGACGAATTAAACGTATATGACGTTTTGTAATTATTGTTTGTGATTGACGAACCGATACCGCCACCGGTGGCCGTTGCAAAGCTGAACACCGCTGCATTTGATATTTCACTCATTTCAGCCATTATGGTATTCTTAACAACCTGCATTGCCGTTTCAAGTTCTGACAAAAACGCCTCTCCAAAAGCAGAAGCGCTCTCGCCACCAAGGTCAAAGAAATCTTCCGGGAGTTCACCAAACTTCTCCTCAAGAATTTTTTTCATTTCCTCTGCTTCGGCCGACATCAATTTTGAGCTGTTTTCAGATGCCGCTTCCTCAAGTTTTTGGCGCGCCTGAATAAATGCGTCAAATTGGCTGTCGGATGAATTAAGCAATGCTTGCATATAACGCATAGCTTGCTCTGTATCCATTTCCTTAATCTCATCAATAACAGATTGTGGAAGGTCCCCTCTCTTCTGAAAAAGTTCATCAAGCATACCGCCATAACGTTGCATCTGATATATTTCTTTATCATAATTTGCCAAAGAAACAAAAGATTCACCATCAATAGTCCCCCATTCAATTGGAGCCTTGTCGGTTATTAACTTATCTGTAAGAGCCTCTTGCTCGTCTTTTAACTCTCGAATTTTATCCAGTGATTCATTTTTTAAATCGTCAAGCTTGTCAATACAATCATCAAAAGTATCTTCCGTAAAGTCGGCAAGTTCTTCGGTGTACTTTTCCCACTCATCAGAACCCTCAGTAAAATATGTATCCCGCAGTTTTTTAAGCTCTTTATAATAATCAGCGTGAGTGATTTCATCTCTTTCAAGTGAACGTTTAAGGTTCTTATACTGGGTTTCAAATTCCTGAGAGATTTCCGCAGTGGTTTTTTTTGTAGTGGAAGCAGTTGAAACAGCGCTCTTTTCTGTTCCTTCGAACAACTCTTTATTTTGCTCCGTGAGTTCATTGGCTTTGGTTTTTGCCTCGAGCATTGCAGATGTCATTTTTTCTATGCTTTTTTCTACATCCCTGATCTTTTTATCGACATCTACATAATTCCGCGCGAGCTCCATGGCTTCAGCTTTTTCATAACCTGCCGCTAAGCCCTGTTTTTCGAGATCATTTATCTCTGTTTGTTTGCTGTCAAATAAATCTTTTGTATCATCTCTTGCCGTTTTTAACTGTATTTTTTTTCTTTGCAGGGCTGTAAGCTCTTCTTCGTATGCTGTTGCCTCCGCTTTTGCTATAGCAAGTTCATAGTATGCTGTGCATAGATTTTCCACAGCACCATGTTGAACATTAATGGCTCCCGTTTCATCATATAACTTAGAGGTTATTCCTGGGATAATATTTTCAAGACTGCTTGCCGCCGCATTAAACTTTTCGCGAACTGTTATAGCTTCTTCTTCTGTCAAAGTGCTATTCTTGAGTTGTCCCTCTAACGAAAGCAATTCATTTTTTAAAACTTTCACCGACTCTGCCTCTGCAAGTTGTGCATCCTTTGACTCGTTTAATGTCTTTATTGAATCAGAATAGGTTTTTTCGGCGTCCTCAACTTCTTGCCGCAAACCTTTCATACTGTCTCTAAATTCTTCTACAGCTGTTTTGTGTGTCGATGCATAGGTGACAATCCCTGCTGTCAAAGCTGTTAATGCCACCAACATCAAGGTGAACGGATTTTTCAGCAGTTCCGCATTCATCAGCTTTTGTGCGGCAGTTCCTGCTTTAGTTGCTGCCGTAAAACCTTCTACTCCGTTTTTTAATCTCATCAAGTCATTTATAAAAAGAGCTGCGTTAAGCCCTACAATAGCAACCCCGAAAGCAGTCAATACTGACGCTGCTGTTCCAAAATAATCCTGGAGACTACCATTTTCCCACATCTGATTAAGTTTTTCGACTTTAGTGATAAGGTCAGGGAGAACACTTTCTGTCAACTTTTCGGAAATGTCTGAAGAAATCTCACCAGTGAGAGCAATCACATTATCCTTTAAAGTTGACCACTGGCCCGTGAGAGTTTTGGACTGTGCTGCCATAGCATTATAAAATTGTCCGCCCTCACTTGTTGCCGTTCTCATTGCATCAGCAACCATTTCAAAAGTGATTTGACCCTTTGCCATTTCATCTTTGAGAGTTGCAACACTTTTTCCTGTCTTTTCAGATATAATCTGCAACGGATTAAAACCCTGATTTATCATCTGCAGGAGATCTTGTCCCATTAGCCTGCCCTGAGATTGTACCTGACCAAATACAAGTGCCAAACCTTTGAATTTTTCAGCATTACCAAGCGAAATATCACCGAGCATCTTAAGGTCAGGCATCAGCTGTTCAACATCCTCGCCAAATGCCAATAGTGTTGTACTTGCATTTGCAAGGTCTGTAAGCTCAAAAGGTGTTTTTGCGGCAAACCCCTTTAAATCATTCATCATCTTTTGTGCTTTTTCGGCACTACCAAGCATCGTGGTGAATCCAGCGTTATATTGCTCCATTTGAGCGTTATATTTAACACCAACAGCAAGAATGCCTGCACCGATTGATGCAGCACTTAATGCAATCGCTTTTGCAGTCTTATTGAAACTGGAAACAACAGCTGCTGAATCTTTTAAAGCATCTTGCTTTATCTCCGTAAGACCTTTTTTAAATCCACTCTTGTCAACTTTGGTATCATACCGCAAAGTTCCGTCATTATTTACGCCCAAATCATCACTCCTTTCTTAAAAATGAGTACAAAAAAAGCACCCCTTTGGAGTGCTTCAGTATTGTATTGTAATTGGGTATTATCTAAACAGATTCATCACCTTTATTAAAGATACTATTGATACAATCAAAGAAACTGCCGAAATTCCAACGAAAGCCAATATACAATTTTTAATTATATTGACATTATAGTTGATATTGTCAAGTTTTCGGTTAACCTGCTCTTTTAAAATAAAATCGACTTCTTTAGAGCCAATTTCGGGAATTTCCTCTTTTTTGAAATAATACCCACTTTGACTCAAAAATCTTTCTTTAATACCATTAACATCCATGTTTTTATCCTCTTTTCCTTCGTTTTTGCCACGTTGTGACAAAGTTATTTTAACATAAAGGAAATAGATTTTCAATACTTTTACATTAACCCATCCAAACTATTTGCCAAAGCATTTTCTTTTTCCTTTTCAGAACGATTATCCGGCAAAGCATATCGTTTTTTCATACGGATATAATAATTCTTCATTTCCTTATCCTTGATTGAGGATATATCCTTGCAACGAAACTGCATAACCTTGACAAACTGGGTATCTTCTGACAAATTATCAAACAGCGTTTTAAATACCCACCAGTGCAAGTCTACCTTTGTTAAATCAATTCTGTATTGCTGCAAAAACGCAGCGTAAATCAATCCCGAATCAATATCAAAGTCAAAAATTTGTGTTCTCTGGCCCTTCTGTTCTTCAGCATCACCTTTTTTCTGCAACGTGTAAAAATCCATCATTGCAGTCAACGCCCCGGCCAAACTCGGCGGAATTTTCTCAAATATATCACACATAGCATCCGCAAGCGCACTGTATTCGCCTTTTGCTGAAAAAATTGCCTGAGCAAATCTTATCCAGATTTTAAAATCCGTTTTTATTTTATACTCTTTACCGTTAATTTCAACGCTTTCCGGCAAAGGTTTCGTCAATATGTTCATTTCTTATCCTCGAAAATCTTTATATTTTGCACTGCCTCTGCAGTAAGCTCCCTGAATATATAATTAAACAGTTGTAACGCATCAAGAAAATTCCTTTTCCTGCCCATAAATATGGCTGTGGAACTACCTTTGCCAATGAGCTTATCTATATTCTCAAAGAGAAAATCGCAAACCTCATCATCTGTGACAGATTCTGCGTCATTTTGGAGGCGCTTCATCATCTCATCCGCTCGTTTCTTGATGTCCTTACACATTTCACCTGTATTATTGTCTGTAGTCACATTATATTTTTTACCGCAGATTTCAAGCTCTACGGTCCTTGTTTGAAATTCAAATCCCATAACGGTTAAATCCTCCTTAAAAATATTCAGAGGCGGATTAAACCGCCTCTATTTACCATTCAACATCATCTGGATTGATGGGTAAAATATTTCCATCCCCTATATTTACCTCAGGATCATCCCCAGATGAGTTTTCGTCATCTCCCTCCGGAGACGATTCTACTCCCCCAGGCTTTCAAAAGTTATTGTCTGCCATTCATCAGCAGATGTCGCAGTTCCCTTTATCTTTTCGCCCTTTGCTTTAAGGGTACCTGAATACACATAAGCGTCCGTGCCGTTACCCTCGCCTTCTGCTATAACAGCATAATCACGTGAAATTGCTTCTTTTGTTTCACTCAGCATATCCACAACAATGATTGTTCTGACTGCATCCATTCCAACCTTTTCATTGTTGTAGATATCCGCAATATCCTTGTGAACAGGGTCATTTTTCATCTGGTCAAGAGTAAACGACATTGACGGGCTATATCCAACAACGTCGGTCTGCTCAAACACTTCATCAACATACTGACGGGTATACTCTTTGGCGTTTTTCGAGGTTGAAAGGTCACTGAAACCTTTCATTCGGTGAAACGTACATTTTCCGCCCTCTGCAGGCACACCGTAAAAAGCAACCTTGTCACTTCTTTTTGTTACATCCATTGTTCAATCTCTCCTTTTTTAAAACTCTTTATAATAGGTTAATCTGCACTGTATCTGATACCGTGCATCCATATTGCCAATATCATATAAATACTGGCCCGTAAGAACCTCAATTCCCCGCGCTGAACAATCGCTGGGCAACTGAGGATAATTTTTTGCTTTGTCCTGAGCTTCAATCCAGGCTGAAAAGTCTTCATAAAACTTTGTAACCGCTGTATTGTTCTTATCGCTCTTTGAATAAAGCTCCCTGGAAGCAATAACAAAGAGAACCTGACAAAGCTTTCCACCGTCTGCATAGGCTTTTATGACAGGGTTCGCCGGTACAGTTTCAATAGAATACGTCACGGTCTTGTCGCCAAGATAATTGACCTTTATCGAGTTTCCTGAAAACAAAGGACACGTTTCTATAAATTTTCTTATTTCGTCAATCATTTCTCTGCTTTGCCTCCTGATAATTTTGCAGCGCCCTCAAGAATATCGTCCCTGTGGTCTGCTTTCATTCTTTCAAAGAATTGCGGACCCCTTTGGCCGTTATTTCTTGCTGACTTGCTCCTCTTTTTTGCATAAGGCGTATTAACAACAACTTCACCGCTACCGATTTCGGTCGCAATAACCATACTTTCAATCATTGTTCCAGTGAGTTTAGGCATATATTTCTCCATATGTCGCATAACCTCACTGTCAACATACTGCTGAACTATGCCGCCCTCTGCAAGACCTCTTTTTTCGATTATTTCTTCTGTGTGAGCTGATTCAAATTTAAAAGTCACTCCTCCGCCGTTTGCCATAGCTTACGCCTCCACCTCAATATGCCAATGAGGCACAGAGCCAAAGTTATTATCCGTTATCCTGGTAATCTTTCTGCACTCAGACAAATCAAGGGAATTTTGACCCTTAAATTCACCCACATACACCAAATCACCCTTTTCTATGCTTGATGCGTTCGCTCTTTGTATTCTGATATGAAGCACATCGGCGCTTTCTTCGCCTTTTACTGTGCCGGTTAACCCTTTTTTACAGAAAACCCACGCAGAGCAAATCAAAATCGGCTCATAATCGTCTTTTTCTTCCACATAACGAACGATTGTTACCTTGTTATTGGTGAGCATCACTCCACCCCCAAATACAAAAGTCCTGTATCACCAAGACGGCGGGCGACAAGCATGCCGATATTTCGCTTGGCATCATTATCATCAGTATACGTCACTGAATATCCGTCAATATTTTCACTCTGAACACCCTTCTTGTCATCAATCCGATACAATTCTTCTGCAATTTCGCATACAGCAAATTTGACCTCTTTTTCGTGTTCTGCAGTGTAATTAGATGTCAGTAAAAATTTGAGCTCACGCCAGGCTTTGGCAATATAATAATCAAATTTTTCGGCCGGGATTGGACCATCATTGCCGCAATTATATTCGTTGTAATAAAATTCAAAGGTGATTTTACTGCTTTCCATTCGTCTCACCCTTTGCAGGCGCCTTTGTTTCCTTGTTAGGTGTCTTGTTTGGTGCCTTTGCAGGCGCCTTTGTTTCAATAAGACCTACAGTTCTCATATTTTCGCCTCCTTGTTAAATGATAAAGGGCGGATAAGCTCCGCCCTTAAATTATGCTTCCGCTTTGTGCAGATAAATACCGCTTACTTTGTTCTCGTAAACGTCTGCAATACCGTATGAACGGTAGAAGAATTTCCACGCATCTGAACTCTGGTTTTCTTCAGGTGTTATAACCTTGTTTACTACGTGCTTCTGATACTGAATAGCTGCTGTCTTTTCAACAACCATAAAGTTGATGTTCTTACCAGCTGCACTTTTCACAAAGTGACCTGCAGTTTCGCCATCCCCGGTACCATCATGAAGGTCAATAGCAGTATAGAATCTGCTCTGCGGTACCTTCTTAATCTGTGAAAAGCTATCAAGAACCGCCTTTGACTTTGTGGTATCAATGTTCATAACGCTATTATAAAGGGTAGGCGTAATAAACAAAATTCTGCTTTCTGTGGGAACTTCCGCTTCATCCATTGCGTTCTGTGCTGCAATAAGAGCTGCAAGTGTTTCCTGAGGGTCAGCAAGGTTCTTTGTTGCCATACCAATACCATCTACACCTGCATACTGTGCGAAACGGAAAGCATCAATTTCAGGTGCTGCTTTTGTGCGGATAAATTCGCTTGAAAGCTGACCGAAAGCAACGCCTGCAGTCTCTTCATTGTCCATCTCATCAACAGAGAATGAACGACCTCTGTCATAATTGAATTTTACAGTCTCGTTTGTGAGTGTTACGTCACCGTTTACATAACCGTTTGCGCGGCTGTAATCAGCAAGACCATCCATTGTCATCTTTGGAATAATAATTTCATTTGCGTTTGCTCCCATCTTTACAAGACGGTTGTTGCCGTCAAGCACAGAGGTAACAGACGCATACTTATACACCTCATCAAGGGTGTCAATATACTTTTTGAATTTTTCGATTGTATTCATTGTTTACATTCTTCCTTTCTTTTTTTTAATTTGATTTAATAGGAGGTAGCCCCATAACCTCGCGGACCTCTGCATCAGTTGCAGCTGCTCCGCCTCCCGGAGTACTGGACACTACACCCGGAATTCCATCGGCAGGGGCAAAGATATTTTCCTTATTTTTCGTTATGGCATCATAAATATCCTTATCGGATTTGCTATTGTTCGCTTCATCGGTTAAAGCGGTTTTGAATTCGTTGAAAAGACCATCGCGGGTAAAATCGTTGAGGAACTTTGCTTCCCCACAGACGTCAGCAAATCTGTTCTTCAAGCTGTTTTCTGCTGCTGCAGCCTCATCCGCCTGCTTGCGAGCGTCAATATCTGCCTGCAGGTCGTCAATTTTCTTCTGAAGTGCCTCAGCATCACCAAGACTCTCTTTAAGACTGCCAATTTCAGTTTCGTATTCGCCGATTTTTGTTTTGGCTTCTTCGAGTTCGGTCTGCACCGTCTCCAAATTGCCCTTTACCTTCCCGATATCGGAGGAGTGGATATCCAGAATGGCTTTCAGCTGTTCATCGGTAATTCCCTCAATAATCCCTCTCAAATCATCTCTTGTCATAGCTATTTTTCTCCTTTCAGTTTGTTACCGCAGTTTCTTTCTGCTTTGGATTTGTTAGTTTATCGACATTCCGGTCAAATAGGTATAAAAAAAGCACCTACACAACCGTGTAAATGCTTGATTTATTGAATTTAGCTGCCTAATAATTATAATACTTGCAATTCTTACAAATATCTTTCCAATTTTCTTTGAGCTTGTACTCGTCAGGGATGAATTCTTCTTTGATTTCCCTGTTTTCCATACAATCATCTATTCGTATTTTTTTATCCACTAAAGGACATAAAATCTTATCGTCCGCCATTTTCTACATACCCCTTTAACGCTTTTTTTACTTTATCATCAAACTGTCTTTTTGCAAATGCTGTAGTTATTATATAAGTTTCTGTGTCAACATATGCAGCTCCCTCAAAACCATAATACTTTTCTCGTTGTCCATTCCAACCCGTTACCGAAAACTTTGCATTTTTCACAAAACCTATAGCCTGTTCTTTTGTAACATAGTGGTCCCTCTCTACATTTACATGATTATCATCGAATGTTAGCTTGGCAATATCTATCTTCTTGGGAGGGTAATTAAACTTAATACCCTTTATGCCACTATCTTTTATTGCTTCAATTATAGCATCTTCTCGTTGTTTTGTCAAATTTGCCTGCACTGCCTTACCGGAAACAGACTTACCCCAATTCTTTATGCCGTTCTCGGTTGCCTGAGTAAATACCTGCAGTCTGGATTTATCATAATATATGCCCGTTTGATTGCAGAAATCCTTTAATCTTGCCTCTTGTTTTTTAAGAAGTACACTGCGTGAAGAAAATTCCGCTTTAAGCTCATCCCTTAAGCTGTCCGTCTTAGCGTTCTTGATTGCTTCATCAAGGACCACAAGCTGCCTTTTTGTTTCTTTTATGGTCCTTTCAACTGCTCTTTGATAATCTTTTGCTTTCCACAATGGAACTTCCTTACCGTTATATGTAACAGTTTCATTCTTGAAAGCCTCAAGCTGCTCCGGGGTGTATGCTCTTTTAGATATACCCACAAAGAATATAAACCATTCGTGACTACAATTAACGCCCTTAAATCCGGTAACTGTGCCATAACCTATATCTGCAAGAGATAAATAACCTGGCTTACCGCTCCGGCTCACAAGCATACCCTGCCAACGTGCGTGGTCAGGTCTTGCACCCGAATGAGCCGTTATTTCCATGATATCTTGGCCCAGCTCATCTGCTCTCATTTCCTGTAGCTTACCTGCCGTCTGACTTACACCGGTAAATGTGCTTCGCCTTATTGCTACATCAAGCTTGTCCACCCATCCAGATGGGTAAATAACATTGACGCCTTTTGAGCCTGCGAGCACACAAGCGTTCTTTACAGCTGCATCAAGAGTGAATGCACCGCTTTGCACCTGCATGAGCGCCAGGTCACACGCCTCAATATAGGCTGATTGTGATGTTAATGCCGTTGTTTTGGTAAGGTTTATTGCCTCTGTTGAGGTTTTCGAAAGGGTTGCCTGCCACGTTTTTTGCATCGCAGGAGATAATTTCTTAAACTCAACTGGGTCAAAGCCCGCCTCTGCAATTATCTCATCATCATAATCAAAGATTGCCGTTTCCGCCGCCTTGAAAGCCTCTTTTATTTCCTCTTTCTGCCGTTTCGTAACTGTCTCAAGCTCTTTTGTTATATCATCAAACAAAAGGCCTGATTGCTGCAATTTTTCAGCCTGCCACGCGGCAGTATCTGTTATGGCCCCTGGATTGTTCACAAGTCTTTTGCCTATATCTCTCAATATGCTTTCCTGTAGCTCCTTATGGACCTTCAAGCTGTTGAGAATATATTCTGTTTTTTCAGGAGTAATCATATCTCTGGTGTTCCCTCAAACTCTGATGCAACTTTTGCCTTTGCCGTTTCCTCATCCTCACCAAAATACCACATACGGAACTCCCACTTTGACATTATGCCGGCAGACACAAGCGCTTGCTTTTCTGCAAACTCTGTCTTGCGGTCTGCAATAATGCTATCATCAAACTCAAATGATACCTCATATTTGCCCATAGGCGCAAGATTATAAAGAGTACACCATACATCCATAGCATAGATAAGGTCGCTAAGTGCGGTTTGCAATGCTTTTTGATTGTCCGCCACTGTTGCATAACTTCTCTGCTTTGATGCTTTTATTTCCTCAGCAGTCTTCTCGGCATCCTGCACATCAGAAAGAGTACCATAAGCCAATCCACAGTTAAATTCAATTTGCCTGTATATCTGGCTAAGGCCTTCTGCAATTTCCTGCCCTCTAAGTGTCGGCGACCACTCTTTAAACAAATCCATGTCATCGACATTCAACACTTTATAAAGCTTGCTATCAGGAAGCCTGAGTTTTCCGTCCTTATCCTTTTTAAACGCCAATGTGTTCGCATAGAGAGCACGTTCACCGCTCTTAAACTCCCATAGAAATCTTTCAAACTGCTCATTGGCTTCACCTATCAGCTCAGTAGCCTTTGAATAAACCGAAACACCAAGTGGCGATGACGGCTCAATGACATTGGCAACTGCAGGTTTAAAATAACCGAAAAGCGGTTTCTTTACGTTTTTAAACACCATTTCTTCAGCTAACTCTGCCCACTCTTCAACCGTTGATAGTGGTACCGAAGTGCCGAGCGTAACACCATTTATGCTCATATATGCTTTGTTGGTGATGGTATATGCATCTTCTTTGAGTTCGTGCCTCTCAAGCCTTGCATAGTGTTTTTCGCCTTTTACAATTTTTTCCACAAATACTGCAGCTGTAATTTCCCCTGAATTATTAAAACAAAGAGGGAAAAACGAATCCGCCTGTATGTAGTCAACTGCAATATTGCCTTTTGATACATATGGTTTGAAAACAAGTCCACCCTTTGCACATCCATATTCAAGGGGCATTCTTATGTTCTTTAATATTTCTTCGTATTCTGCATCCAAAAATGCAGCCCTCTTGTTTCCGCCGTTTACTTTCGATTTCAGTTCAAGCAAAATAAGTCGAGCTATTTCGCCGGCTATCGCAGAAGGCAAGTTTAATTTCTCACCATTTTCATACATCTCAGACCATATCTTTATAGCAGAAGCCATATTGTCAGACATAGCTATATTTTCTTTAAGTGCATTTGACACAGTACCTTTATCAAACATCACGCTTTTCACTCTCCTCCATATTTCCTTTATTTTCTCAAACATCACATCAACCTCTTCTTAAATATCGTGTTGCACGCATATCGAATATCATCCATTGCGTGGTCAAACTCTTTCAACACTCGGTCCTCGTTTGCTTTTTCATCCCACCGATACAATCCAAACTCACGAATACTGTCCTTGCAGTCCCGAGAAAAAAACAACTTGCCGTTCTGCAGAAGTGCTCCTGTAACTCTGATACCGTCAAGCACATCATTGTTGGCCTTGCGCACAGTAAATCTACCGTGTCGCCTGATAGTTTCTATAAAGCTTGCTGCCGATGGGTCAACTACAACCGCTTCAATATCCCTATTGCCCGCAAGGTCTTCAAGCAACACATAGTATTCCTCATCGGTCAGCTGCTTTTTCTCTTTTTTGCTGTCAAAATAAATTTCTTTAAGCCTTATAGCTTTATCCAGTTCCAATCGCCACAACCCCATACTGCAAGGATTTATAGTACCGTAGTCGATAGATATGTAATACTCAAAGGTTTTGTTTTCCGGGTCTTCGCAAGTATCTAAAACACAGCTTTTTTTATCAAACATAGGATAGACAAGTCCCTCGGCAATTACCCATAAACCACGAATAAATCGGTCATAAAATACGCCGGTGTATTCTTTCTTCAATTCCTCTACATAATGAGTGTCAAGGAAAGTATTATCGTCAATCAAGAACTGCATTATGAATATGTCAAGTTCATTCTGCCTGTCAATAAAGTTCACCTTAAACCAATGATTTGGACTGTCTGGGTTGGTCGTTCCAAAAAGTCTTGCCCCTGGCTCTGATAAACGAGAAAGCAGCATATTGAAAAACTCTTCGTTAAACAAAGTAACTTCATCACAATATGCGCCCTGCAAGGTCATACCACGTATTTTTGCTTCTGCTCCCGAATCATTTACTCCTTCCAGATATATCTTTCGGCCGTACAATGTAGCTTCTTTCTTTGGAATGGAATATTCAAAGTTATTTCGCCCGGCAAGCGTTTCGAGAAGGTCAAGGCAGTTACGTTTAAGTGTGGTCAATGTCTTTGCAGTCATTAGATACGCCTTATCTTTTGGCATATTCTGAACCCAGATACACCAGAGAACAAGGCTTATCCATGTTTTGCCAGAACGCACACTACCATGGAGAACATTTATTCTTTTAAGACCGCCTTTCGCAATCTGCATCAATTCATTTTGTTTCTGTGTTAAATTATTATAATATTTCATCGTATATTTTTAAAATCATCAAACAGGGTGGAAAGAATACCTTCCCCAGATGCGTCTTTATCTTCGCCTAACAACTTCATCATTTTTTCAATGTCACTCAAATCACAATCTTTTAAGGTGTTTAATACACCCACAATCGTAAAAAGCTCTTTTTTGCTTGATGATGCTTCAATCCCAAACCTTTCCGCAATTTCTTCAAGCTGCACATTGCCCTTTATTTCATCATTAAGGAAAGCATTAAGGATGTTTTGAATGGTCTTTTTTTCTCTTCTCGCTTTGCCACTTGCTTTACCACCTTTTTTTCCTCTTTCTCGTGCTTCGCTCGTGCTTGGAGTTTTTAAATTCTTTTCATTTGCCAACTTCCACCACCTCTCTTTACTTAATACCCGCCAACCACATCCGCCGACTATTTTATTTTCGGCACAAGAAAAAGACGTTCCTAAGAACGCCTTAGATTTTTATTCCTATGATACTATTAAATCACACAAAAAGGTTCCCTTGGTTACCTCTTTTTTGATAAAATATAAAAAAATTTACGTCTTGCCTCATAAAATTGTCTACGTCCACAGGGTACATCCATATATTCATACGAGATTTCTTGTGTGACATTTTTTATTATGTAGGTATATATCTCCGAGTTAGCCTCAATTGCCGCTTGCTCAATCATGGAGCATTTTTCGCTTATCTCCGCACATTTTATTCCTATCAGTTCAGTAACATCTGAGATTCCATGCGAGGAGGGCATATCAGATATTTGCACCGCTTTGAGTGCCGAAGTTTCTAAAGCAAGTATAGACTTCCATTCCTCATATTGCAAACAGAAATATTTAAGTTCCCTGTATCGTGCAGAACTTATGTTGTATTTTTTTAACCGTATATCTTTTTTGGACATGCTTTATGTTTCCCCCCCCTTCACATTAACCTCTCAACCCTAAAACGTCACCGCCGCATTCAGCACGGCAGCGGCTATGAAATATATTACCTTTCTCACATCACAGCTTATGGCATACACAACCACCGCACCGATGTTTAATATGATTATTGCAACCGGGAATATGTATTTGGTCATTTGTCCCCAACCATTTCTTTTACAAGTTTGTCAATAAAATTTCTAAAAAGCTTTATAGTAAAGTTTACAGCCTTCTCATAATTGGTGTCAGGCTTAAATTCCTCTTTCAACCTCTCTGCAAACTCTTTTATTGCTTCGAATAGTCAACATCTTCAAAATTCTCGGTCCGTAACGCGTATGATTTTGCTCCCCCTCTTATTTCTGCAAAAACAACAGTCGAACACCATTCATCATTTCTGCTAACTAACCACGCTTTCATTTTCCCTCATCTTCCTTTCTACACCGCCATATGATTTGTAAGTGCAAACATTGTACTAAAATCAACGACGCAATATTCAGGTAAATTAACGGCTACAACAGCCTTTGCCATTGGCGGACATACTGCATTTCCGCACCTTGCCACCTGCTGACTCTTTGGATAAGGCTTGCCGGTATAATCGTGGTCAATGATATAATCCTCCGGGAAACCCTGTGCTCTGTATAACTCTGCAGGGGTCAGCATCCGTAAGCCGATATCTGATATAAAGTAATCAATACCGCCTATTATGAGGATAAGAATTTCATCCTCTGCAATGTTATATCCGCAATAGGTGTTAAGCATATCCCTTACCTGCGGCCAGAACTTCAAATCATTAAATCCGTTAATCTTTTCAAGCCTTGTGTAAACGGCTCCAAATTCCCCCGCACTTGCCGTTATGGTCCTTAATGGATTGTTTACATCCTGGCCTATGTCTTGACCCTTAAATTCTGTTAAATGCGCCAAAGTCACACCCTCACGAATTTCTGTTGTGACAGTATGCAATGGGTCTTCAGGACTATGATAATGGTCGCCCTTGAAATACTGTGTCAGGTGAGCTGCAGCTATGCCGTATCTATTCGAACCATCAACAGTATTTAACGGTGTATCAAAACCATTAGCCCTTACCTCTTTATCGCTTTGCTCCTGGTGATACTGAATAAGGGTAGGTGTTATCAAGCAAGCCTCTGCTTTTGATACAATTGTCGGTACAGGTTCTTGCATACCTCTTATTCTATCTCCGCCACCTGTTTGTCCGAGTTGCATTAAATGCGGAGTAACCAACATTTGAGCACCAACCGTAGTAATTGTATTAACCGGGTCACGCATATCCGTTCCACCTGCGTTGGTGTGATTATGAATATGGAAAGGTGTTAATACAGGCTCACTTATGCCATAACCGTGTTTTGCTGTTACTGTTTCAAGAGGTTCGTTAATATCTGATACTCTGTCGGCTCCGCCATGATTGACCTGAACGATGAACGGCTTATTGTTCTTGATAACGAATTTATCCATTCCCCTTGCAATACGTCTCATCGTATTCGGCTTAAGTGGTCGCATAGCTCTTACACCATACTTTTCTTTAATCGTGGAAGCGCTTTCAAAAATAGACGGACACGGAAGGTCCCAATCAATAATCTCTGCTGCGGACACCCACGGCTTACATTTACCCGACTTAACCTCTTCACTGTCTCTCGGTGCGTGAGTTCTCTCCGGCCATACAATAGGCTTACCGTCACATCTTGCAATCAGAACAAATCTTTTTCGCGTTGTGGGCGCTCCGTAATCCGCTGCCACAAGCTCACGGTATTGGATTTCATACCCCAAAGCCTCAAGCTGACTAAACCACTTATTAAAGGTTTCCCCTGCTTTAGCTTTAATTGGTTTACCTCTTCGAACCGGTCCCCAGGTCTTAAATTCTTCCACATTTTCAAGGATAATCACTCTCGGTCTTACCGTTCCGGCCCATTTCAAAACAATCCACGCAAGCCCTCTGATATTTCTATCCACCAAAGCTGAACCTTTGGCTTTGCTGAAATGTTTGCAATCGGGCGAAAACCACGCAAGCGCCACAGGTCTTCCGGCACATATTTCTTTCGGGTCTATATTCCACACGTTATCTTGTAAATGCTCTGTATATGGATGATTAGTTTTGTGCATAAGTATCGCTGCGGGGTCATGATTTACTGCTATGGTAACAGGCCGCCCCATTGCAAGTTCTATCCCGGTGGATGCACCTCCGCCTCCGGCGAAATTATCAACTATTATTTCATCCAAAAAGCTTATCTGCCCCTTTGGTGTGTTTTTGGTTTTCATATTCTTTCTTCGCTTTCTCTGTTATTTTGTGACACCTTGTTACACCCAAGTAACACATCTAGGTGTTACGCCTAAAGTGTTGTTTTTATTGGGTTTCAAGGTGTGTGTAACACTTGTAACACCTTTTTTCTGTATAAACAAATTATTTTATAAGTTGTGTGCGTAAATTCTGCACACACAATTTTTTAAATATAAATTATATGTCTAAATGGGTGTTACAGGTGTTACAGGTGTTACATTTTTTTCTTTCTCAAACGGATTATCGTCAGTTACAATTTCTTCAAATTCCGGATTAACTTCCAACCATACACAGCGACATACATTTCCTAAAATTCTTTTAGTTTTTGTGTTTTTGCCGCCTTGGGCTTTTATAATTCCCATCTCTTTTGCCCAGCTGAGAAATGCTGTAGGATTGTATCCTTCGTTCTGCATAATGCGATTGAAGGCTGCATTTACAATGTAAATATATCTATCGTCTATTGCTCCCCAGACTTCTCCTGTCAGATAGTCGGCGTTTCTACCATTGTCAAAATGGTTCGTATTCATCGAAACAAAATCATATAGGAAATCCAAAGCACGTTCATGCGCTGAAACCTCTCTTTTTGTAGAAAGATATGGCTCAATATCTGAAATGTTTAAACGAATGCCGTCTTTAAATATCCACTCCTCAATAAGTCTATCAGCTGTGAGAATAATACTCGCTGACATTGCCTGTTTTTCAGTGCTTTCTCCCGCGACAAGCTGTGAATATATTTCTTTTTGCACACTTCTTGCGTAATCCGCATTATCCGGGTCTGACAGAAGCTCAACAAACATCTTCCCTGCGTGACCGTAATGCTTTTTGATGAAACTCACAACGCCTACAGGATCATTAAAGAGCTTATGATTTTTACAATCAATCTCAATAACACGGTTGACCGCCCCACTGCCGGAACTACCGTTGCTTATCGGCATTTCGCCTGTGGTTAATATGCAGTTCTGCCAACTTCCTATTTGCTGCAGGCCGCCCGTTTTTTGCCCTCTGGCACGCCCAACACCTTCACAGAGAAAATAAATCATATTATCAAAATCTTTTCTGTCCTTTTGAATCTGTAATTCGTCAAGCATAAGCGGAAGGGAATTTACAAAGGTTGCTGACAATTCCTGCGCCACCGCTGTTCCGTTAAACGTATGTATATACTTTCCAATAACAGGATTGGCCCACACTGAAGCTGCAGTCATTAACGCTACAGATTTACCCGCTTCAGTTCCACCCCAAAGGTGAACAAAAAACGGTAATGCTCCGCAAATGCTTACGAGCACACTGGAGAATGATGCGGAAAGCATGAGATTTGTTATTGTGCATTTTTGAGTTCTTATTCCTCGCACAAAATCAATCCATTCACTAAACTTACCTTTTTGTGATACTGCCTCAAAAAAGTGCTTATAGCTTAAATTCCCGTCAAAAACCAAGTCCTCAACATAGGGCGAAAATCCATAGTCCTCAATCCATCCCAAGCGCCCAACTGCATTAAGTTCCTCTATACTGTCATAGTTCTTGCTTTCAATATCTGACAAATATCTCACCAAATACTTGGAATTTTCGGAATTAACCGCAACTCCATAATCCGCAAGTTGCAGTATTTGACTTGCACTCGCAAGTGTCTTTTTGTCTGCAATAATATGTCGCCACTGCTTGTTTTTCTTGAATGAAACTTTAAGTTTTTCTATTCCGGTATCAATATTAACAAGCCTTTGTGTAATGGTTATAGGGTGACTGCAGGCAACAATTTCAAAACCCTGCCGGTCCCTACCCACAACTCCATAATCATCAGCAAACCATTCACCGCACACAAGCTCCCGTTCCTGTCCTTCAAACTCGGTTACATTTTCATCAAGCACTCCGTTCTGGCTGTCAACAAGATTTTCGTAGCTTTTATACATCTTTTGAAAATTTCGTATTCCATAACTCTTTGCAACTTCTGATACTGCGTTAATTATCTGCAAGTGTCTGAGTTTATTTTCTTTAAATTTATGAACATATTCAAAAGGATCCGTTCCCTGGAGAAACTGCTCCTTTGTAAATTTAGGCATAACTTCAACTTCCATCTATCTCACCTCTCAATACTGTCAAGAAGATATGCCGCATACTTCCTGCAGATTAAAGCTCTCCAATATTCTCGAGGATAGTCAAAAGCACATTTGCTTGTGCCTTTATAATTCCTCATTATTTCGTCATTTTTTATCCATAGCTCAAGCGCATCTTGGTAGGCGGTTTCCTTTTCTTGTTTGAGCTTTTTCTCAACCTCTGCCCGCCTTTTTCGTTCAATTTCTGCTTGCTTCAACTTCTCTCGCTCTGAATGTGATAGCTTTCGCCCCACAAATCCAAGATTAAAGTCATAATCAAGCTTTGCTGTGGCTTGCTTAAAGGATAAATTAAAAAACTTCATTACAAAATCAATCGCGCTGCCGCCTTCATTACATCCAAAACAATGCCACTTTTTGCCACCCGAATAGTACCCAAGCGATGGCTCCTTCTCGTGATGAAAAGGACAACAGATATTGCCTTTTCTGTCTGGTTCAAATCCATATCGCAAGAATATGTCTCTCATTGTCAGGCGGTCTGTTATTTCGTTCGCAATATTCATACTAACCGCCCTTTATAATTTCATTGTCCAAAACACTTTTGCAAATTGAATAAATCGTCAATCCCATATTTGCCTTGTTGACAAAAACAATCTTCAATCCATATCTGATTTCAAAGGTATGGAGAGTTGACCAAAAGGACTTTTCATTGTACTTATTTGAATAGTTATGGGAAAGAATGCCGTTAAAACCACTTGGGTCTTCTACAAGCAAAAATTTATGCTTGATAAGCTGTGCCCGCTTCAATTCATAATGAAAACTTTCATTGTTGATAGAAGATGCAAGCTCGTCCAGTGAATTTTTCCTTTCTATAAACAACTCATCAGTAAAGTATGTATCAACATTAAAGCCTAGTTCGGGACAGGGCGTTATCTTGAAACAATAATCGCCCGTCTTTAATGCCCTGTCCTCGTACTCAACCTTGTGTTTGTCAAACCATTCCTTGATATGTCCGTTAACCTGTTCATTTGTAGTACATACAATGCAAAGATGCTTAAGCAGTTCTTTATACTCCTTTGCGGTGTAATAACTTTTCATTTATTCCTCCCACGGAAGGTCATCCGCTGTATCAACCTTTTCAAACTCCGTCACCGTCTGGCGCTCAGGCATCTCTCCTACCCACTCGGGAAGCTTGTCTGCCTTGTCCCTATTTATAAACCAAGCAACCTTCAGATATCCGTTTTCGTCTTCTTTAAGCTTTGCCGCACCAACAGCACCGACCCAACCCACAAACTCAAAGTCACCTTCTTCTATGTTGAAGCTGTCAAAGAAGTCTGTCATATTTCTGTTAAACCATTCATTTTTTACAATGTAATGCTTAATCTTAATGTTGCTGTTATTTGGCTTTACGGTAATAACAATCATAGGATTGCCTGCTTTTGATTCACCCTCTTCAACATCAACAATTTCCACCCTATAATCTCCAGCCTCAAGTCTTAAAGCTTCTTCTCTTTTGTAATCATTCCAATTTGACATATTTATACCTCCATTTTTAATTCTTCTGCCAACTGTCTTATGACGCTACTTCCAAAACTATTCTTTGTAAGACCAATAAACTCTTCAACGGTCATTTGGTCATTATCTACATCAATTCCATGGTCCTTGGCGAATGCCTTACGCCCCATTTCGCAACTCCCAGTAAGCTTGCTGTGCCAATCATAGAAATCCTTTGCGGGATATTTTTTGTCGAGTTTAAAGATCTCGATAAATTTCTCTATCCTTTCATCAACATCCATATCCTCAAAGATTTTATTTTCAAGAGACTCGAATGCCGCCTTATATGTTTCGCCATGCGCAAACTTGTTATGCCCTTTTACAACAAAGCAAGGTGTCAAGGTTAAATCACCATTTACAATAAAGCCTTTAGCAAGATTGCCCCTGACATGTTCTATAATGGTATTGACAGAATCAATATCATATACAGGCTTACCGTTAATAGACTTAATGCCGTCGCCGTAGCCGTAGCCGTCGCCGGAGCCGGAGCCGTAGCCGTCGCCGGAGCCGTAGCCGTCGCCGGAGCCGGAGCCGTAGCCGTCGCCGGCGCCGTAGCCGTCGCCGGCGCCGGAGCCGTAGCCGTAGCCGTCG